ACGCCGAAGCGGTGCTGTTCATCCACCACCGCCAGACGCAGATCGTGGAAGTCGACATCCTTTTGGAACACCGCATGGGTGCCGACCAAGATATCGATCCGCCCCGCCGCCAGATCGGCCAGCTTGGCATTACGATCAGCCCCCTTGTCGCGCCCTGTCAGCAGTTCCAGCCGGATGCCAGCGGCCGCCGCAAGCTCCACCAGCCCCGCATAATGCTGCCGCGCCAAGATTTCGGTGGGTGCCATCATCACACCCTGCCCGCCCGCCTCCACCGCGATCAGAAGCGACTGGAAGGCCACCAAGGTCTTGCCCGCCCCCACATCGCCCTGCAGCAAGCGGTTCATCCGGTAAGGCACGGCCAAATCCCCCGCGATTTCCGAAATCGCACGGTTCTGCGCGCCGGTCGGGCTATAGGGCAAAGCGGCCAGAACCCGCGCCTGCAACCGCCCATCGCCCCGCGTTTCCCGCCCTTTCAGGCGGCGCAAAGACTGCCGCGCCAAGGACAGCGTGATCTGATGGGCGAAAAACTCGTCATAGGCCAGCCGCGCCCGCGCCGGAGCCGAAGGGATCAGCGCCTGCGGATCATCGGGACGATGCGCCAAGCTCAAAGCCTGACGCCAATCGGGCCAGCCTTCGCGGGCCTTCAGGCCGGGGTCGATCCATTCGGCCAAATCGGGCGCGCGGGCGATTGCGGCGTCGCAGGCCTTGGCCACAATCTTCTGGGTCAGCCCTGCCGCCAGCGGATAGACCGGCTCGTAGGCGGGCAAGCTGTCGGCCGCGTCTGGCAGCAGCACATAATCGGGATGCACCATTTGTGCGCCGCCATCAAAGCCTTCGACCTTGCCCGAGACCACCCGCCGCTCGCCCATCGGCAGCAGCTTTTGCAGATAATCGCCCTTGGCATGGAAATAGACCAAGACCCAATCCATCTGCGCATCGCGCACCATGATGCGGTAAGCGCCCCCCTTGCGGCGCGGCGGGTAATGCGCGCCCACCTCGACCTCGACGGTGGCGGTGGTGGGGAGCGGCAGACCGCGCAGGCTGTCCTTGCGCGCGCGGTCGATGCCGCCATGCGGCAACAATGTCAGCAAATCCTTTGGCCGCGTTACGCCAAGACCTTCAAAGGCTTGCGCAATTTTTGGACCGATCCCGTCAAGCGACGAGAGGCTGGCGAAAAGCGGGAAAAGGGCTGCCGGTCTGCTCATGGTGTTATGCCCTTGGTGTTACGCATCGCCGATCAATTGCAGCCAGCCGTCTTCGTCGATGGTTTCCACCCCCAAAGCCGCCGCCTGCTTGGCTTTCGATCCGGCACCGGGGCCTGCGACCAGAAGATCGGTCTTGGCCGAAACCGAGCCCGCCACTTTCGCCCCCAAGGCTTCCGCCCGCGCCTTGGCTTCTGCCCGTGTCATCTTTTCCAAAGTTCCGGTGAACACCACGACCTTGCCCGCCACCGGAGAGTCGGTCGCGGCCTTCCAGATCACCGGTTGCACGTCCAATTGCGCGACCAAAGCATCCATCGCCGCCCGTTCGGCGGGATTGCGGAAGGCGGCGATCAGGCTTCCCGCCATGGTCTGGCCCACACCATCGATGCTGAGCAAGTCGTTCCACGCGGGCGATCCTTCATCCGCATGGGTGACCGCAGCCTCGAAAGCCTCCCAGGTGCCGAAATGGCGCGCCAAGATCTGCGAGGCGACTTCCCCCACATGCCGGATGCCCAGCGCGAAAATCAGCCGATCCAGCCCGATCTTGCGTTTCGCCTCGATCGCGGCCCAAAGCTTCTTGACGGAGGTTTCGCCGAAACCATCGCGATTTTTCAACCGGCGCAAGGGGTTGGCCGCATCACGTTCGGCCAGCGTGAAAATATCGGCGGGCGTGCGCAGCATCAGCACATCGTCGCGGAAGAACAATTCGACCTGTTTCGCCCCCAAGCCTTCGATATCGAAGGCGTTGCGCGACACGAAATGCTTCAACCGCTCCATCGCTTGGGCGGGGCAGATCAGACCGCCCGAACAGCGGCGCACTGAATCCCCTTCATCGCGCAGGGCTTCGCTGCCACATTCGGGGCAAAGACGCGGGAATTCATAGGGTTGGGCATCGGCCGCGCGATGCGACAAATCCACATCGGCGACCTTCGGGATCACATCCCCCGCACGGTAAACCTGTACCAGATCGCCGATGCGGATATCCTTGCCGTCACGGATCACATTGCCCTTGGAATCGCGCCCCGCAATGTAATCTTCGTTGTGAAGCGTGGCATTGGACACCACCACCCCGCCCACGGTCACAGGGTGCAGACGCGCGACGGGCGACAAAGCCCCCGTCCGCCCGACCTGAATGTCGATCCCCAAAAGCGTGGTCCACGCCAGTTCAGCCGGAAACTTATGCGCAATCGCCCAGCGCGGCGTGGCGGACCGGAACCCCAGCCGCGCCTGCAGCGCCAGATCATTGACCTTATAAACCACCCCGTCGATATCATAGCCCAAGCCCGCACGGCCTTCTTCGATGCGGTGGTAATGGGCGAGCATCTCTTCGGTGCTATGGCATAATACGGTCAGCGGGTTGGTCTGGAAGCCAAAGGCCGCCAAACGCTGGATCGCCTCGTATTGGGTCGCAGCCAAGGGTTCCGACATCTCGCCCCAGGCATAGGCAAAGAAACGCAGCGGGCGGGCGGCCGTGATCTTGGCGTCCAGCTGACGCAAGGAACCCGCCGCCGCATTGCGCGGATTGGCAAAAATCTTGCCGCCCCGTTCGGCATGGCGGGCATTGAGCGCTGCAAAATCGGCATGGCTCATATAGACCTCACCGCGGACTTCCAGCACCGCAGGCGCACCGTCCAACCGCTGCGGGATATCCGCGATGGTGCGGGCATTGTCGGTGACATTTTCCCCCACCTCACCATCCCCGCGCGTGGCGGCTTGCACCAGAATGCCGTTTTCATAGCGCAAAGACAGCGACAAGCCGTCGATCTTGGGCTCTGCCGTCAGCGCCAAGGGACCGGTGTGGTTCAGGAAGCTGCGCAGCCTTTCCCCGAAATCCACCACATCGCCATCTTCAAAGGCATTTTCCAACGACAGCATACGCTGCGCATGGGTGATCTTACCGAACCCCTCTGCCAAGGCGCCGCCCACCTTGTCGGAGGGGCTGTCAGCGGCTTTCAACGCCGGAAAACGATCCTCTATCGCCGCGTTGCGACGGCGCAGGGCATCATAATCGGCATCCGAAATTTCAGGCGCATCTTCGGTGTGATATGCGCGGTTTGCCGCCTCGATCCTTTGGCGAAGCAAAGCCAGTTCGGCACGCGCCTCGGCTTCGTTCAGATGTTCGACAGCAATTTCGCCCATAATACCCACTCCGGCTTTTCCCTTTGGTTTAGGGGCGAGCCGCGCGAAGGTAAAGTGTCAGGCCGATACCGCCTCGGGTTGTTCTTCGCCCGGCATCGGATCGCGCAAGACATAGCCGCGCCCCCAAACCGTTTCGATATAATTAACCCCGCCCGTCGCTTCCGCCAGCTTCTTGCGCAACTTACAGATGAAGACATCAATGATCTTCAGCTCGGGTTCATCCATGCCGCCGTAAAGATGGTTCAGGATTGTTTAAATTACAATTATTTATCAATATCATAGGTGAATTACAGCCCTCAGACATTGCAAGAACACTTGGTGAATCTTGAAACGCTTTTTCTCATGATAGGCTGAAGGCAGCCTAATCCCACCCCATGAGCATTACGCCCTCGTGCGGCACGCACTGGTCGCAACCCCGCGACGGGCGAGACAATCCAGATCGAGGCCAAGCGGGTCTTGAAGATCAAGCCGGTGAAGGCACTCAAAGATCTCGTGTGATGACAGAAGCCCCCGCTTGGGGGATGTTCCTTTGCCCCGCATGATATCTTTGAAGTTATCGACACGATTATCCGAGCATACACGGATTCCACTACTCCGCTGCACGTGCAATCGATAGGGAGATAAGTCTTTTGTGTGGATCGCGGTAGCAGCCACCATTTACTTGATCTCAAAAAATTGATTGCAAAATGTGAGATCATGCCGGAGGAAGGCTCCTGATGTAAATCACTCGGGGGAAAGCGCGTGGCAACTAAGGTAAATCTCAATTTCCCCGTTTTACCTGACGGTCACGAGGTATGGATGGTACGCCCCGGCGCGGGCTATCGCCTTTTTGAAGCGTTCAAAGAGGCTTCGGCTATCGCACCCGATATCCCAAAGCTAAGCGTTCCAAATGCCGCCGCTGCTTTAAATTCTCATGCTATGGCATTGCAGGTGCGGCGTGGGCTAGCATGGCGGAACTGGGAGCAAAATGGAGCGGAAAATGGTGCGCAACCATCAAGTTCCTTAGCAGATTACCCAGATTTAGGTGCCAACGATGGCGTTGCACACACACGCCTTAAGAATATCGCATTCCAAATTTTTGAGCAGATTCCTGCAGGTGCGCTAGTCTTCATCCCTAATCCAGCGCTTGAAGGCAAAGCGCTCATGGGGATTGCCGAGAGAAAAGGTAGTCCCCTCGTCCAATTAACGCGCCGCTGGGGTAATGGGAAAACGCTAGAGTTCCAGGGTAGATCGCTGTCAAATCTTATCGAAGTACCGATGAGAGTTCTGCCGGAAGATATAGCATCTTTACGTAAAAACAGAGGCTTAGTTGTCAGTAAAATCGCCGATTCTGGCGATGCAACGCTTTTGTATCGTGAGTATTTCAAGACCTTTTCATTGGCAAACTCACAAGCGTATGCCCAGTATCGTACTGGAGATCATGAATTGCCAGGTGGGGCACTCGGCGGACTTATAGCCGTGATGCGTTTTGCCATGGATGCGGAACCTTCTGTGGCAGACGGAGTTGCCAAGGCACCCATCACAGATAGGGCTATGCTAATACGCGCTCTTTCACCCGCGGATGACTTACTGGTTCATGCTCGCGTAAACTCACCTTTCGGGCGCGTAACTTTTCAAAGTATGAGTAACGCGATTTTCGCCGGAGCTGCGTTGGTGGCACTCGCAGCACTCAATGCCGATGCCCAAGTGTTGAACGACCTGGCAAATCGTACTCTTGAAGTGGCGAATGTATGCACCAGTTTAGCCAACGATACGATAGCCGCGCGGGCTCAAGCTGTGGAAGTTAAGGAGACCCTTTTTGACTTTTATGCCACATATGGAGCGGATACCTGTGAAGAGGTACTCGTAACGTTGCGAAGGACAGTAGAGAATACAGATGGTAGGGTAGATGTGGAGGCAGAATGAACACGGCAGCTACAGATCACCTAAAAGACGGAATGAAGTGGAGTTGGGGACAACTCCGCCGCTATCTCTTCATTCAGAGCGTTATCATAGCATTGACCGCAGCAGCTGGCGTTTATGGAACGTATCTCTATATTGCTTATGAGGACATCAGCGGTCGGCTCATCGAAAGTCTACCGCCGTTTAGTGGCGTGCGAGACGATTGGGGTGTGTATAGCAATGAATTGTTTCTAGCTTCAAACTCTTCTCTTACGGAGAATGCCAAGCTTCCTAGTAAGGCTGATCTCGTAGTTTTACAGAAGAAGATTGTAGCGTTAACTGCCGCTATCAACACTCTACCCACGCCAACTGATGACATATATCACCGAGCATTCAATTTTAAAGCTGCACTGAATGATACAGTCAGAGCTATAGGGGCTTATGACGGTACAGCAGATGGGATGACTAAGATTGTTGTGAGATCCCAACAGGCTAGCGAGCAAGGAGCGTTACATAAGAACGCAATAGAAAACTACTTGGGTGGCGCATGGTCTCGTCTGTGGGGATCTCTTTAAAGTGAGCCCAAGCTCTTGATGAAGAGCATCTTGCGTTCAAAGCCCCCGCTTGGGGGCTTTTCCCTTACCCAAAGCCAGCCTTGCCAGTCGCGCTGATGCTCCTTATCCGTTCACATCATGGGCAGCAGGGCTTTCGAAAGATTTGACGTGATTATCGAGTGTCCTTGCGGGCGCGATCGGTGCTTCAAATCATGGAGAAGCCGTGGTGCCCAAGCTGGCGATGATCGGCGTAAATCTGGCTGATGTGGATTGCTGTTGGCGCGCTCCGACGATCTATTGCGCCCCCTGAAGCCGGGCGAACTTAGCCAAGCCGGGCCGGTGTCAGCGGCGACGGATTTCATTAGTGCACGCTTCGGAGCAAGGACCATCACGCTGGCGTCAACCAACCGCATCCAGGCTTTTAAAGCGGTGCTGAAACAAAGAAGCCCGCCCGAGCCAATCCAAGCCCAAGCGGGGAAAAGTAGTTTTGGGGCGGTTTACTTCACACCCCACCTCCGCAGCACCCCAGCACTCATCGCAAAGCCCGCGACCACAGCGATCACCACGGCCTGCACATCAATCGTCAGCGCATAGGTCGCCGCGTTATAGCTGACGTATCCGGCCAGCGAAGCGGGGATCATCCCCAGCAGCGTCGAAATAACGTAAAGCGCCAAGCGCACGTAAACAGCGTTCATGTCAGGCTCCTTTTGCCATTTTGAGTGCAGCCGCTTCGACAGTGACCAGTCGCTTGGACCAGCCCTTGCCGAACGTCGGCCACGTTGAGAGGGAGAGAAGGAAGTTCTTGCGGGCGCGAATTGCTCGCGACACCGCCTGAGAGGTGTTGACCGCCTTAGCCAGCGCGATGGTGCGTGGACCGATCACACCGTCAGTCGCCGCGCCTACGGCCTGCTGCAGCCACTTGCTGCCGCGATAGACGCCGGAATTCACCGCCGCGTCGAAGGCTACGAGATCGAGGCCTGCGGGCAGATCGTCGCCTTTGACCTTGTTCCAATATTTGGCGCGGTAGATCGCTGCCGCTTCATCGCGGGTCAGATCACGCACATCTGCCTTGGCAATCGGCCTACCCCGCCATTCCTGAAGCGTGGCGAGCGTGATGCCCATATTGGTGGCACCGCCTGGGTCTTTGGGGTGGTCGACGTATCCGCCCTCGCTGGCAAGCACATGCGCGAGACATGCTGAGAAGTTGGCTTTGCTCATTTTTTGATCACTTCATAAGAAAAAGCCCCGCAAAAGCAGGGCGAGGGTGTGAACCCCTCATGTGAGGGGATTGATTTTTGTTCGGGCTGAAGTTGAATGAGGCTTATTATTAAGGCCTTTTAAACTTCTTCTGACCCTCAGCGCTTTCTGCGTTGGGGGTCAATTTCATTTGGAAAATAGCGCATCCGATCACGGCCTGATCGGGTAGGTGTTACCCCGCGTGATCAAGATCCGTGCTATATTTCTCAGATCGACTGGCTCACGCATCGCGTGGTAGGAACTGCGTCCCATCACAACATGCAATTCGGCTAGGATGATGGGACAAGGCGCCTTAGGGCGTCTTGTTTCCGTTTAAGGGGATCCAAACCTTGGGGCGGAAGATACTGTTTCAGGTGTAATGCGCGGATTATGGCGCACCTTCCTTTAGGGGTGGTTTCCTTCAGACCTTTCCTGCGCTAGATCACCCGCACGCGGCCCGTTTAGGCGCGATCCGCTACGAGCATATTACGTCCAACTCGGAATATGCTCACCTGGCCACCATCTTTTCCGGACATGGCAGGATGGTGGCCATCCTTTTACGGCTTGCGCCACGCCCTCCACAGGTCGATCGCTTGCCGAGGGTCATTCACGGCGATCAAGAGCCACCGCATTACACCTTCGGCTGTGAGCGTTACGATTGCAGCAGCGACAGCTTGAGGCACACCGAATACCTCGGCGGCATAGTCGGTCCCGACCCAAGCGGCTCCGATGGCGACCATGATCGTCGTGATGACCTGCCACGCTCCCAGCTGTGCGCTGGTTTTGACTTTGACCACCAGCGCGATGGCGACAGCGATCCAGAAGTCTGGGGTCTTGAGATTTTCCAAAATCGCGGCTCCTAGCGCGGAATGTGAAAGACCTCCGAGAAGGCCCCCCATCAATCAGTGTTGATTTTTTGAATAGGTTTTGCTGAGATCAGGGGTGATCAGGCCAGTCTGCCGAAAGCGCACGGGGGCCAATACTCGTGCGAGACTATTCCTGATCCACCCCGCCTCGCCCCAACCGAGGCGGGGTTTTTGTTAGATCAGTGGCACCAGCCCAAGGGCTGCGAGCGCGCCCGCCACATCATCACCGACAATCGCGGCAATGGTTTCAGGCGTGGCGACCACCGGCGCCTCTTCCTGCCACAGCGCAATCGCGGCCTGCGCGATCCCCGCCGCTTCCATATCGGCCCCCCATGCAGGCTCGGAGAGAGGCGAGACGGCATCGCCCACGAAGGCGGGCTGCACCAACCCCGAGGCAACCGCATAGGTCGCCCCATCCGCGTCCTGATGGCTGGGCGGCCCGAAGGTTTCGCCATCGGCTTCGGAATAGCCGATGCAGCGGGCCAGCTGATTGGCGCTCGCGATCAGCGCCAGCGGCGCTGCAATGGTGACACGGATCATGCGTATTTCCTCCCCCAAGTATCACGGATGGCGACTTCCTCGGCAGCCGAATAGGCCCCAAGGCGATAGGACACATCCAGCTGCCGCTCATGGCGCAGGATGTTGACCGGTGTGGTGCCGTCGCTGACAAAAGTGCCGATATCGATCTGCCGATCGATCCCGATTGAGGCGAGGCCATAGGTGCCAGCGGGCAGCGTGACGTTCAGGCTGTCGCCGCCGTCATTGTAGAGGTGCCAGAGGTCAGGGACGCCGGGTTCGGTGATGTCGTTCGGGCCGTAGTTGAATTGGAAGGGGGTTTGAGCTGGGCCACGCTCAAACATAAAGCCCTTTATGCGGAAGGTTACGTCTAGGATGTCCCCCGCCACAAACGCGAGTTGCGGTAGGCCGTGAATTATTTGCGCCGTGCCCGCAGACGCAACCCGGGTAACCACCACTTCAGCATAGTCCGCAGTGTTGGCTCTGGCCGCGCTTGAGCTTCCCGCTACGTATACGCCGCCAGAAGTCAGCTCGTTCACAACCGCGGCTATTCCTCGGCTCCCCGTGGGGGAAGAAGGTAGCGAACCGTCAATTATTTTAGCACTGCATGAGCAAGTGAATGCGGAACCCAGTTCGCTAGGAACGCGGGAGTGCGTCTGGTTATAAGTGGAAGACATAGACGACGTTACCGCAGTTCCAGTGTACCGAACATCAATGTATGGCACTCCGTCAGCTTCAACGCCGCTCCCTACTTTTGTCGACGTAATGCCACCACCGAGAGACGTTTCGGGCCAGTACGCCGCCACCCCCACCGCCTGCGCCCCCATCGCCAGATTGCGCACCCCAGTTTTCGGATGCCGCACCAACGTAGGTTTGCTCAGTGCCGTCGCCTGCTTGGCGTCATCCGAGCCTTTGGTGCGTTTGATAAATCCTACCGGTTGCCCAGCCAGAACCGCGGGGATAGTGCCCGCCACGTCTTGGAACAGTTTCACTGTCATAGTGATGCCTCATATCCACCGGCATAGAAGCCGGGCGTATTGGTGCCAAAAAGGTGCGCGGGATCGAAGGGCGGCGGGGCAAAGCCATCGGCCAAAAAGCCCGCTGTATCGGGGCCGAACAGCAGGTCCGGTGTGAAGTCGGGCGGCGCAAAGCCATCGGCCCAAAAGCCCGCCGCATCGCCAAGAAAGAGGTTCTCCATTCGCCATTCGATCACGCCAGAAACCTGCGCAAGCGTGGCGATGCCCAGACTAAGCCCCAGCATCATACCCATCCCGTCAGGCTGGTGGCAGTGGTTCCGGTGGCGCGGATACGGCTGGCACAGAAGGCATATGTGCCAATCGGCAGATGGCCGGTGGTGTAGATCTGGCCGTCGCGCGATGACACGAACGAGATCGTGCCGCCCGTGCCGCCAATGGTGACAGCGCGGATGGCTTGCGAAAGATCGGTGCTATCGGACGGGGTAACAGCTATGGCGCCGATAGCGGGGCCGGAGGTGCCAACGCTATGGCTGCGGAAGGGATCGGGCATCATGCCTCCATAAAAAAACCCGCCAGCGGCGGGGTGTGTTGGTTAGGTTTTGGTGCGGATCAGAGCGCGGCGGCGGTCCTGAATATTTCAACAAGCCACGTCTCGCCGCGACCGTTAGTGGCGGCAAGGCCAGCGAACAGTGGGTCGGTCGGGGCCGCGGAAATAGGCCTGATCGCCCGAAGCCGCGCGACGACCCGTTGATCCGCTGGCATCGCGGCGATGACTGCCTCAACAGGTGCGGGCAAAGTGCCGGTCATCCAAGCGATACCCTCGGCCTCAGTCAGGAGGCGGTCGCCGATCAGCGCCGCAATGATCTGCTCTTGCTGGACGGGCGGAAGATCGGCCAGACCAGCCGTGCTAAGGTCTATCGACGGAGCGGAATAGACCGGCTCAGGCTCAAAATTTACGCCATGGGTCATAGCTGCAATTTCATCACACCAAGGCGTCCCGACCTCGACATGATAGGGAGACCCGTCCACCGTATAGCAGACGAAAGACCCATCGGGCCGTCTATGCGCCACACGAGCAAACTTAAACGCAATCGGGCTATCTTCTGGAACGTCAAACATCACTCATACCTCCAAGCAAAACCTGCCAATGATCGCTGATCAGTGCCTGGGTATATCCAAGCACCGCCCGGATAAAGGCCCGCTCCATGCGCATCGATCCTCCCCGCGTAAACGCCAAGAAAGAATACCGCCCAAGAGCCACCGGCTGGCAGGTTCTGACCACCACCACCAGTTGACAACGTTGTGAAGCCTAAAACGCTGGGCTTGGCTGCGGCACCAAGGTTGTTTCGCGCCCAACCGGACTCATTCGCCCCCGTCCCCCCTTGACCAACGGAGAGGGGCATACCGTTAATAGCCCCCCAACTGCCGTTGTCCCCACGCATATAGAGGTAACGGTTCGGGTCGTTGGAGAGGACGCGCGTCTCGTATGTATCCTGAGCGAGGCGGTTGACACCAAGGGCGTTTCTTGCCCCGCCCTGATCGGTGGCTCCGGTCCCCCCGCGCGAAATCGGAATGACGTTATAGGTCGCCGCCGCGCCGAGGCCCAAGTTTGCCTGTGCCTGCGCCTTTTGCGGATCGGTCAGCAGCTGTGCCCGATCATATTCCAGCGCCCCAATGAAATCGCTGAGTAACACCCATGCGGTGTTGGAGGCGTTGCGGATTTTCAGGTCATCAGCCGTTCGATCCACCCAGACCATGCCAGAGCGCGTAACCGTCGGCGCAATTGGCCCGATGTAGATGCTCGACTGAACTGTATCGCGGGCAGCTTCGGAGGCTACCTTCGCCGCCTGCGATTGATCCTTGGCTATGACTGATGCGTCACGCGCGCCTTCCGATGCAGCCTGAGCAGCCTCCGATCCGGATTTGGAAATGGCCGCCGCGTCCCTTGCGAGAAGCGCGGTGGTTGCGGAAGCTGCTGCTGCGCTTGCGTGAGCGCCTGCCGTGCCTGAGCTTGATGCAGCACTCGCTTGCGCAGCTTCAGCCCCTGATTTTGCTGTAGCCGCTGCCGCCTGTTCCGCCTGTGCAGCAGCCGCGGCAGCAACTGCTTGGGATCGGGCATATTCAGCATCCGAAGCCAGCGCCGAGAGCGATGTCAGATCGCCGAGCTGTTCGACCAGCTTCAATACGGCAAGGTTAATTTTCGCGGGATCACGGGTAACGATAATTTTGCGCATTGGTTACTCCACGAGAACGCCACCAACCCACACCTCGATCAGCTGAGGATCGATGGGCGTGAGGGTGATGCGGTAAGCCATATGCGGGCCGGTGACCTGAGCGACCTGCTGCTCAGTGAGCGTGAGGATGATATTGCCGTCATCATCGGTAGATAGCGGCACCGTCAGCACACTGTCGGAGCGGCGAAGGAAGGTGCAGACCGCCCCCCATGCCGACAGATCGATCGGCGACTGGTCCGGCTCGATGTATTGCCAAGCGCAACTGAATGGGGCCTGCGCTATCATGCGCAGATCTGGGACAATGGTAATCATAGCGCCCTCACGACCAGGTTCATTGCGAAGAAGGGCATCATGTTGTTGTGGGCACCATTACCACCGCTGCCCGATGTATTGCCGCTGAAGCTATGGGAATGTGCGCCGTCAGACGTGGTGCGGCCCGTGGATCTCGTCCCGCTTTCCTCAAATGGCTCAGGCTCGTATTCCGACCCACCAGCGGCACCAGATCGTGCATTGACGCCATGGCTATGCTCGCCAGCGGGTGATGTGGAGCCGCTGAAACCATGGCCATGATTGGGCATCTCAAGTTCTGAGAGTTGATGTGTCTCAGCCCCACCTGTTGCGCCCACCGCGCGAGGGGTAAGGCCTGTGCCATTGCCTGCCCCGATCAACGCACGCCCACAGACGTTTGGCAGGTTGAAAGTTGTCGAGCCATCCCCTGTGCCGTAGCGGGTGCCCCATTTGGCAAAGAGGGCGGCATGGGTGACACGGCTAATCGCGGCACCGTTGAGCTTAAGGAAGTTGCTCGGCGGGTTGTCATCGGCCCAAACCATGACGGTGCCAATCGGGATGAAGGCATATACGCCAGAGCCAGAGATCAGGTCATCACGCAGCACGGCCAGATCGGCCATCATCTGCCGGAGCGCATCGTTGATGTTCGCGGGCGCACAACCCTCGGCAATGTTGATGCCGTTGATGGCGGTGTTGCTGGCGGGCGTGGTGGAATAGTCGGCGATGCCCATTAGGCCCTCCGTTGTCTGGTTGCATTGAAGGCCTCAAGCGCGCGGCTCAGGCTGTCTTGCTGTTTCACGAAGCCCTGCCCGCGCTGCATGGGGGCAAGCTGCATCGGCTGCACTTCGGGTTCTTGCTGTTGGCCCGCGGTGAGAAGGCCTTGCAGGTCATCCTCGGTCGCGCCGGTATCCCAGCCGAACAGCTTCATCGTTTCGGGTGGGACCTGCCCTTGCATGGCGCGGGTCAGGCTGTCGGGCGCTTGTTGGCCGCTCGGCATTGCCACGGGCGTAATCTGGCCGCCTGCGAAGATACTGGCTTCCTCCGCCCGCCTCCGTGCATTTACGCCGCCGTTGTGTGCGCCCAGGGCCGCGATCTGCGCTGCGATGGTCTGAGCATCAGCCCCGCTGTTGATGGCCTGAGAAACCGGCTGGAGGCCCTTACCCCATGCCCCCGCGCCATAGTTGTAGGCCAGCGAGGTCAGCACGCCCTGCTGTTGCGGGCTAAGGCTGCCCCAACGATCCCCGACGGCCCGCTGTGCCGATGGCATGAACTCGGAACCGATGCGGCGGTCGAGGTCGCGCAGCGCATCGTCCTGGCTGACGCTCATGCCTTGCGCCACGGGTATGATCGAGCCGTCGGCACGGGTGATGGTGTCGGACCCGTAGCCGGTGCGATAGGCGTTTACGTCCCAATATGGCTTGGAACGGAAGCCCTCGAAGCCTGCAATGATCTGAGCGGCTGTGCTTGCCATGGTGGCCTCATGAAAAAAGCCGCCCCGTGATGGAGCGGCATGTTGAGGAATGTTGACGTCGGCATTGGAAGACGCGGGGAAATATTAACGGCAGCGCGGAACTGTTTGGCGAATCATTCTGAGCCATGCCAGCATCAAATACCCATATTTTATTGAGGTTTTTTGAATGCGTATTTTATCTTTTACCGTCTCCGCGGCGGCCGTTTTACTATTCCTGTCTTCGACGTTTGTGCAGGCTCATGGTGGCGGCTGCAGGAAGTCTTCACCTCCCGGACAATGTTGCCACATGGATAAGCGCGAAGGCCGCGTCCATTGTCATTGAGGGAGGAAATATCATGTCTACTTATGTGGTAAGTTTTCGCATCGGCGATCAAACGGTGAACGGCCAATCTTATAGTGATCGCCGAGATCTACTTATTGAAAATATTCATGCTGGGAATAACGGCTATTGGGATGAAACGACTTCATTTGCATTCGTGGGTAGTGACTTGGACACTCATGCATTTGCGAAAAAAGCTGTTCAGGGTCTCAGTGCCGCGCACGACATCGTCCTCGTATTTGACCCGAGTGATATGTCGGCCCGTCACTTTGGACCAGTTGAGTATGCTGACATTTTGAAGTCTTTTTTGCCTTTGGTGAAGAAGCTGTTGTGAATATCAATTGGGACGCCGATCAGGCGAGCTAGCCTCATAATCGTTTGGGCACGGAGGCGATCGATGCGGCTCATGGGACTATTTCCTTTGGTTGTTATCTTGACGAAGCCCCAGCCCCGCTCACATGGTGCTGGGATTATGGGGGATGAATTATGCGGAAAATTTATTCGGCTTTTGCACTCTTGGCTCTAATGGGCTGTCAAGAAACCGCTGGGCCAGTGGCAACGCCAAACGGCGGCACCGCGTACACTGCTAAATGTAAATCGAGCCCCAATCAGTGCATGGTGGATGCTGGAAAAAAATGCTCCGGACCTTATCAGGTTCTTGATGGCTACAGCAAAGCAGGCGGATTGCTGGCTGACGTTCTTCCAGGTCCAACGACTTGGTATGTTATGACCTACCAGTGTGGGAAGTCTGACGGTCGAATGCCGCAGTTCCCCTTCAGAGGTGCCCAATATAGCACGCCGACTTTTGAAGCGCCGACGTATCGGGCTCCAGTGACGACCAGCTGCAATCGGTTTGGCAATAACACCAGCTGCACCACCTTCTGACCCTTGACCGCATCCATCCCCACACCGATGTTGCGGGGATGGATATTCATGACATTGCCCCAGTTGATATTGATATCGAAATCGCTGCGCTTGAGGTCGAGCGCGACGACTTGAAACAGGATGCCCGTACGGGCCGATGGGGCGCTCCTATTGCGGGCTTGGTTATTTTTGGGTCTGGCCCGAGCTTCATGCAGTACTTTAGTACTGATCAGATGCTGATCCTTTTATCCGCTGCAGCGATTTACATCGGCATCACTGAAAAGCTCAGATCTTACCGGTTCAATCAGATCAACAGCGAGATTAACCATCTCAAGCTTTGGCTTGAGGCTGACAAATCGTCAGCTATGCGCACGATGCGAGTGGCTCGACTGGTCGAGGCCAAAATACCAGCCTCTTGACTGTAACCATCCACGCGCACACTTTGCGTGGATGGTTACAGATGTTTTGATCGCAAATGCTATTACTGTCGCTGCCGTGTACTTCGGGTGGCGGTTGAAGCGAAATGAGGGCGACAAGGCCGCCCTCTTCTGTCTCATCTTCATTGGGCTTCTTGTTGCCTTTATCGGCTACGCTGAGCGTCAGTAATTAGAGGCAATATGCCCATAACCCCTGACGTTCCGACTGTCTTCGGTCGAGTAATCGCTTCCAGCAACCCCACGGCCTGAGGCCCCCGCAGCTTACCGCTGGCGATTGCCGCGCGCGCTGTTTCTGCGGACTTCTGCGCTATCGTTTCCGAAAGCTTTCGCTGACCTGCTGCCAGAGCGGCGCCCCCCATTGCTCCGGGCAAACCTCCCGCGCCCCATCCAGCTGCAACGCTGCCAAGCTGGGCCATTCCGCCGCCAGCCAGATTTACCAACTGCTGTAGGGGGCCGCCGTTCACGACCTGCCGCATGGCCGTTTTTTCCGCATCAGAGAAACCTCTGATCCTTTTCGGGTTTCGCAGCAGGTTCTTGAACTGGTTACGGATACCGCTTGCACTGCCGCCCAGATAGTCGCCACCAGCCTCGATTGCGTCATCGATGGTCTGTGACCGTGACATCTGACCCCAGACTTCCCGCGCCTTAACGATGGCCGACTGCAAATCACGGACTTTTCCTGTGACAACATCATCGGGGCCAAGGCGGGCCACAAAGTCATCCAGTGCGCCGATAATCTCCATGCCGGCCGCTTGATCAGTCTTGTTGGTGACGTTGCCAGCGGCTGCGCCTGCCTGTCGGCGCATCTGATCCAAACTCCTGAACGGCAGTGCAGCAGTTGGCTCTTGGCTCATGCGGCCACTGGACTGCTGCATGATTTCCATCACCCGCGATGCATTTGGCGTGATGCTGCCACTGCCGGGAAGCTCGTCAAATCCAGTGTTGGCGCGCAGACGCTCTAGAGCATCGGCCCGCATCCGATCAAATGCCTCGGGCCGAATTTGAACACCAGCATCATCGACCTGCTTGTATAGGGCATTGCCCGTGGCGCGCAGTTCATCGGTTGAGGGGCCAAGCTTGGCAGCATTCTTCACGATCCGGCGCTCAGCACGGCCTTGAGCTGCTTTGCCGACAGCCGAGCCAATACCTGCCGCCGCCAGACCGACCCCACCGCCAATCGTGGCTGCTGACTTCGCGTTCTCAAATCGCTTAGAAACACCCCCTTCACCATCGGAAAATCCCTGCGTCGCCCCCATGAGGGCTCCGGAAATTCCGCCGCGGGTCAATGTCCCCATTAGGCCCTTGCCCCCTCCGATATAGCGCGCAGCCATATTGGTCGGTGCGATTTTGGAGGCAGCGGAGGATACCTGCCCGAGCAGTCCCGGAGCGGCGGTTGCCCCGCCTGAGAGGAATGCGGGCAGGACAGCCCCGCCAATATCGGCGGCAATCTTGCTTGGAAGCGACATGTCCTCCTCGTTCTGGCGGTAGCGCTCCAGTTCACCGTCATAGCTGCGCCCCGGCAGAAGCCCCGTGGCAGCCGCGGACGCTTCATCCCCGACAACACCAAGGGTCATGCTTTCGCCTGCACGGTTCAGCCATGTGCCGAGGCTTTCGCCATAGCTGGTGACGCCATCGTTCGGATCGCCGACGATGTTGTCATAAAGGGCCTGACCGAAGCCGCGTTCCGGCTTTTCGCTGGCTTCAGCCTCTTGACGGCGTCGGCGCGCACGGGCTAGCGCAATCGCCTTTTGCTGTTCTGGGGTCATTTGAACAAAGCCTTATCTTCGTCGCTCATGAACTTCCAATCCTCGGGATCAATGCCCTGCGGGATGGCCTCTTGAGCAGTTTCTGGGCCAGTTTTTAGGTAACGCTCGGCGAAATCCATTGGCAGCTCTAGCTTGCCGCTTTGACCGCTGGTCTGGCCGAGAGAGGCGTCAATAGAGCGGTTGAACATGTCGCGCATGCGCTTTTTGAATTCGATAACATTCGGGGTATCGCCAGGCGTTGCGAAATACGTTTTCAAGACGCGATCGATTTCGGGCTGCGTAGCTGCAGCACCGGTGGTGATACGCAAGGCGCCCTCCGCCCACGCTGATGCGGCCGATTGGTAGACTTGGCCTTGCTCGCTTTGGAAGAAGTTGCCAGCAATGGGCGTGCTTCGGGCGATTGCGTCTCCAATATTTGACGGATCCCAAGCCGTTTCTATCTGACCGAGAACGGGCGTGGTTTCTGACTGCATGTTTTTGAACAGTGTCGTTTTTGCCTGCGCCTCCGAAAGCTTCACAGGCTGCCCAGAGCCAGACGTGCCGCCTTCAGGCACCTGTGATGGTAGCCATGGGTCACTGGTGCCTTTGCGCCTCTCAACCAGCACCTCTGATCCGTCGGATAGTTTTACTTGGCGGGTCTCATATGCTTCCTCATTGGGCGACCCGAAGTTGCCCACCACCTGCAAGCCGCCGTCACCTGCCCGGACAACCTGATCATTGATGACCTTTAATCCATCCCACGGGTCAGTTTTTTCCGGCTTCGCGAAGTTGCCCATCTGCTGGAACCCACCCTGACTGTCGGTCCGGATCAGCGATCCGTCTTGCATCGTCTGCCAGCCGTAGGTTGTCGGATCAGGCTTCGCGAACATCCGCTCGGCGATCATCTTCTGTGCCAGCTGCGGCGGCAGTGTGGTCAGGAAGGACCGCTCTTCAGCTGAGAATTTCGCCATCATGGGGTCGTTCTGCAGCTGGTCTTTGAAGGCAGCATTGTCCCGAGCCGTGGCGATGCCAGCCACATAGGGCGAGATATCGGCTGAGCGGCCCTGATCGGCCCCCATCAAGAGGTCGCCCAAACCAGCCAAGCGCAAGCTGCGCTCTTGGCTGTCGGTGCCTAGGATTTTATCGAACAGGCCCATGGTGGCTCCTTAGAAGAGAGAGGCGGCTTTCAGGCCAGTACCGATGATGCCACCGAGGCCCATTTCGGTCTGCTGCGTCTGGGTGCCGGACTGAGTGCTGCCCAGCCCCGCGATGCCCGAAAGGGCCGAGAGGTATTCCTGCAGCGCCGACCATTCCGACCCCTGCTGCAGCAAGCCCGTCTGGTATTGGCTATCCAATTCATTCTGCTGCTGCTTCTGATACTGGCTCTGCGCATCATAGGCCGTTTGGTTGTTACCGAGGATCTGGCCTAGCACACCCGACAGCGACGAGGTCGCGCCCAGCTGCTGCTGGATGCGGGTGTTGTCGTAATCGGTCTTGGCGCTCGCCAGCCCTTCGGTCATGCCCCGCGATAGCGTGTCTGCATGCGCCGTCGAACCGGTCATGCCTGATCCGGCGAAGCTCGAATTGATGCCGGGCATGATCTTGCGGATCGTGTCTTGGGCGACCGTATCCCAGTTGTCATTTTGGGTCTGGCCCGTGGCGAGACCCAGCAGGGAATTCGCCACCGAAGACAGCTGCCCGTTGTTTGCGCCCGCAGCGCCGATGATGCCTTGCAGCGCGCTATCCTGTCCGCCTGTCATGTCGGCGACCCAATCGCCGCTGTGATCAAGCTGCAAGCCGCCCGACTGGAAGAGGCTGCTCAGATCGCCCAAGGCGTCCGTCAGATAGCCCTTCGTCGGTGCCCAAGGCTCATTCTGTTGCGTCGTGCTAGAGGTTGTCTTGCCCTTGCTCATAGGCTCACCACCATTTCTCTGTGTGCCTCACGATAGCCCTTCTGGCGCAGCCACTTGGACCAGCCCGGACGCCCCGTGATAAGCAATTGCGATTTTCCAAGGCTTTTGGCCCAAGCGCGGATTTCGGCTTCGAGGTCGTCGCACCAGTCCTCGCGGTCGCGGCCTGCGCAGGCGACAATCGCAACGGCGTCAGCAAAGACGCGGGTCAAAGCCACCGACTTCAGGTCCGACGATATCCACACCTGCAGATTGCGCGCGCCGATGTCGGCAAGGATGTCATCGACCGTCCAGCGCGATTGCGACCGCTCGGCAAAGCTCTCGAAGAACGGCAGCAGATGGGGGAGCAGCGCGGGCACCTGTGCCGACTGAATGCCGACAATCATAGGATCGCCTCCGCCCAGCCTGACAGCACCAACCCAGCCCCCGAGGCGCGCAGGATAGTGCCGGTGATGTAGAGTCCCCCGATCAGGTCGGTAAGGTCCAAGGCCATGTTGGCCCCCACGCTCAGGCCTTTGATCTGATCTAGAGCGGCACCGGTGGGCGCTTGTGCGGTCAGGTTCAGAACCACCGCCGCCCCAGTGGGGTTGCAGACCGCCAGCTGCCCGACCTTGAGCATCTGCTGACTGGGAGCAACGGCCACCTGCGCCAAGGATGCGGTCAGCGCCACAGGCCCGATCGGCACATAGCGCTGTGTCGGGCGCTGGCGCTGATCGACAAGCTGCCTTGTCTGGACAAGCTGGGTATCCGCCATGGCTTAGACCCTCCCCGAAGGCACATAATCGACCGTGATGCCTGCCGCCCGCTGCCAAACAGCGCCCGCTGGAACGACAATCCTCGCCCGCACGAAGCGGCCATCGATATTCGGGCGGGCAAAGCCGTCTGGCCCCTCTTTGCGGAGCGCGGTCCAACGGACATTGCCCCCCTTGAAGGTCTCGCGCGCCCCAAGCTGCACGGAACTGTTGCAGTCCTGATTTTCGATCAGCACCGCCACTCCGCTGACGTTGGTGCGCCGCCCCGATACTGGCTGCATCTCGCCCGTTTCAAACGTTGCTTCGAGCGCGTCACCGGTCAGGCTGTGCATCTTGCCACCGATCAGCGCAGACAGGCTGCGGCCCCGATCCTTCCACGCCCAGCTGTCGAGAGAAGCAGGCACGGTATCAAGGTTGGGATAGGCCGCGCTCACCTGCTCCAGCGACATGCCGGTTTTGATGGTGTCGAAGATCCAATCCACTGCAATGCGAGCATAGGACCAGCGATCCGCTTCCCAGCTGTAAATCATCTGGCTGTCGTGCTGACCGGATCCAGAAGCCGAGGCGAAGGACCAGATGATGCAGCGCGATGCCCAATCAACCGCGCCCTGCACCTGCCCGTATTTCGAGGGCATCACGGCATCTTGGAAGAAATCGAACACGCGCTGCGTCGAAATCGAGGTGATGCCCGCGCCGTCAGTTTTGAAAAAACCGTCATCGGACAGGAAATAGGTGATGCCTGCCACCTGCACAACCGAAGCCTGAGACGCGCAGCCGCGCCCTTCCGCGATATCGACCTTTGCGAAGATCGTCGCCCCGCCCGTGTAATCGATCCGGCTCACGCCATAGCGCTGCATGATGATGCCGATGTCGCCGCCTGCGATCGCTATGACCGGCCCGTATTGGAACGGCATCGCGACCGCACCAGATTGGTAGGTGATATCATCAGTCCAATCGCCAGCCGGATCGTTGAAGCGGCTCCAGCGGATGCGATAGGGATCAGACGAGCCGTCGATATCGAGCATATTGCCAGCGATCACAAAATCATCGACCCGCGCGGCTGTGGCAGCCTTCGGCGCAATACCCGGGTGCGGCACGAAAACGGTCCCAGTCACCACGTCCGGAATGTAATGCGGTGTTTTCCCCTGCGAGAACGCCCATAGCTGGCGACCGAAGCTGGCAAAGCTCCACGGCCCTGCCCCGACCAGCGCCAAGCCAGAGGCTTGCACCGATCCGGTCTGGATCGTGTAAAGGTCCGTGCTGGTGCCGATAGCGATCAGCTGCGAGCCATCGGGCAGAACCACACGAGTTGCGCCGCTGGCATCATCGGGCACGGCTCCATCTGTTTGGACCGGCGCCCGCATCGGCTCGTAGCAATTCGCCATCGGCAGGGCATTTTGCACGAAGACCAAGCCGGGGTTGTTCAATGAGGGCTGATCCGGCAGCCACTGCCCGAAGGTGAAATCCTTGATCATGCGCGATACCTCGGGCGGATTGCCTGCGCGGCCTCGCCTTGAAGCGCACGGGCATAGTTCTCATTCGCCGCAGCCAATGCGCGTTCGAACTGCGGCTGCCATTGTTGTTGGCCGTCGACATCGCGCACCAAGGCGGCGTGATGGTAGAGCAGCCCATAGAGGAACAGGCTCGGATAGGTGGTATAGGCCGCGTTGATCCGGTCCTCTTCAATCGCCAGCAGGCGGGCGAGATAGACCATCCGCAGCACATCGCCGCCTTGGGCGAGAAGCATCTCTGGGCCGGAAATCACGAAGCGGCCGGCGCAGAGAAGATCGGGCTGTGTCGCGCTCAACGGGCAGCCATCGATCGAGACACTACGGGCGTGGATGAAGAACGACGGCAGGGCCACGGCGGCCTGCGGCGCGGTGTAGAATACCTCTTCCAGCTCACGCACCCGCAGGCGCTCGTTCAGATCACCGGTCAGCGCATCTAAAGCCCCCGGCGATAGCTCGCGACCAAGGATGCTTTCGGCTTTGTCGGTAAGGTCCATCAGAATGTCCCCTCGTGAACGCGCAGCTTGGCGAATTCGCCATTGAGAAGCTTGCGCTTGATCACCTCTTGGCGCGCGGCGTGGTCATCCCACGACACCCCTGCCTCGCTCAGCCATTGGGTAATCAGCGCCATAGGTACAGTACCGATATGCCAGTGCTCCGATACCCCGACATGGCCTTCGCTGCGCAGCATGGCAGCGCGGTTCAGGACTGGGGTGAAATCGTGCTGACGAACATGAACCAGCTTGTCGCCGTCCGTCTCGAAGCGCTCGGAAATCAGCATCGTGATACCTCTTCAAATGCGAAAGGGGCGAGCCGAAGCCCGCCCCCTGTGGTTGTCTGCGACCAGCGCTTACGAGCAGTCAGCGACCAGCGCCGAAGCCTTCTCGTTGCAAGCAACGAGGGTCAGCTCGGTGATGATCTGGCGCTTTTCGCTGTCGCCGGTTTTCGCCAGCGGCTCGTTTTTGGTCGCCCGCAGCTGCGCCACCTGCCACTTGTCCGACTGGAGCAGCAGCACGTCTTTCGCGCGGTTTTCGCGGCTCGGCACGAATTCCACCGTACCCCATGGCGTCATGTAGACGTCCAAGAGCTTGGTGACTTCGTTGCGCTTGGTGGTGTTGCGCTGGTTGTTGTTGCCGTTGAAGCCGAGCGCGATCCCCATCTGCTTTGAGGACAGGTAGACGGTGTCCACCTTGCCGCCTTGGAGCCACGCCTTTTCCATCGCGCTGTCGAACAGGACTTGGGTGAAGGCGCGTGCGGTGCCGTCGGTGCGGGCGTTCGAGCCGTCACCAGCAGGGTTCACGCCGGTAGCGCCCATCTCGACGTTGGTGGCGATGAAGGCCACCGCGCCAGCCAGACGGCGGGCCGTGGTCCCGTTGCCTGCAACCTTGGCCTGATTGTCAAAGAGCGCTTTCTCGATATCGAGCTTATGCTCTTTCGAGGCTTTGACGATCTGATAGGCCATTTCCTTCGCGCGGCCCGCAGCGTCAACTGCATCAGCGGTGCCAGAAGTGATCACGGCATCCTTGAAAATCTGGGTGTAGTTGCCCAGACGGACGGTTGCCGAGCGCGGGGTCGCAGTGGTGTCGTCACCCTCGACATGGGCGTTGGCGCCCGAGGCGCGCAGGGTGTCGGTCTGCCATTCGTGCAGTGTGCCCGATGCTTTGACCTTTTTGCAGGCCGACAGGAACGGGGTGTCGTCGGGGGCGATGTTGTAGATCACATCGGACAGATCCTCGCGCAGGCCTTTCAGGGCATACGTCTGGACGGTATTGGTCGGTGCGGGCATGTGGCCCTCCTATATTCTGGGTTGGTGCCTTGACGGATCAGCCGCCCAAGAGGAGCGCCACGGCGGCGTCATCGCTCTGGGTGCGTTTGAGGTTTTCCATCAGCTTTGCGTTCTTCGCGGCCACGTCGCCTTGCGGGGCGCGACCTTGGATTGCAGCCTTGGGTGGCGTCGGAGCGGCCTTGGCCTTGTCCAGCGAGGCCTGAGCCACCTTCAGTTTAGACAGCTCACGCGCCATGAGGATCAGGCGGTGATCGACGCAGCCCGCCACATCGGCCTCGGTGAAGCCAAAGGCTGCCGCTGCCGTGGTGATGGCGCTCATCTCACCGCGCGCCACCTCGGGGTTTCGCCATTCGGGCACACGCTCCAGAAGAGCCGCCTGCTCGCGCTGCATCATGGTCTGATGCTCTTGCGTTTGGATGGCGTTGTGCAGGGCCTGCGCCTGTTGCTGGCGCTGCTGGCGCTCCACCCACTGAGCCTGCGCGGTCTGGAACTCGCGCGGGTCCATGGTCTGGGCCAATTGCACCCAGTCGGGTTGTGCCTCCTGCGGCACCGCCCAATGGGCCAACTGATCCTTAAGTGCGCCGACTGCGCTTTCCGCTTGCTTGCGGATTTGCGCGGCTTCCTGCGTTTTGCGGGTGTAATCCGCTTGGCGCTGATAGCCAGCGAGAAGCTCGTCCTGCGTGACCGTCTCCTCCTTGCCGTCGATCATGACGGTGAAGGTCTTGGCCGCTGCCGGATCAGGCTCGGGGTTATCGCCACCCTCGGGCGGGGCGCCATCTTCCGGCGTGTCGGGCGCAAGGCCGTCGTCGCCATTGTCGGTCACCACTTCCGCGTCAGGCGCGGCATGACCAGCTTCATCGGGGTTGGCACCTTGCTCCTCGAAGAGGCTGTCCAGCAAAGCGGCTTCATCGGTGATTGTCCCGAGATCGGGGTTCGCCTCTGCCATGGGGTTGCTCCTATTTGTGCATCGACAGGTCCACCTGCAGTTCCTCAAGCAGGTGAAATTTCATCAGGGCGCGGTCGCGGTCCTCTGGGGATGTCGCGGACGCCATTACGGTCTGGGTGTAAGAAAGCCGCACCCTTTCGAGCGCGGCCTTCCAGTCTTGGCTTGCGAGGATTTCAGCGACGGTGACGCTCATTTGCCGCCCCCGAACATGCGCGAGAGCCAGCCTTGGCGCTCTTGCTGATCAGCCGCTTGGGCCTGCTGTTGACGCTGAGCCATGCCCTGCGCCACATCGACCTGCAGCTCGTCGCGCCTGAACTCCTCGTCCAACACGATCTTCTGCTCGGTCAGATCAACCTTGCGATCCTCGCGGGCTTCCTTGCTGGCGGCCTCGGCCACAGCCAGTCGGGCGCGTTCGGTTTCCAACATGAGCCGCTGCATTTCCGCCTCATGCTCACGCTGGGCCCGCGCCTCCTCGGCCTGCAGGTTGGCGACCTCAAGCTGGCCTTGCTGTTGAACCTCGGCCTGCCTGACCTGCGCCTTAAGCACCTCGGCCTGCGCTTTGGTGTGTTCGGCTTGGGCCAGCAGCATTTCCGGCGACGGCTCTTTGGGCTCTTGGGCCTTGGCCTGTGCCTTTTGCTGGAACTCCGGTGTGCGTGGATCATGGAAGAAGGCCGAAGCCCCAGTTAGACCCGTCAGCCGAAGCCGCCGATCCATTGCCTCATAGAGCTTTGCCTCATCCGCCAGCATCGAACCTGCAAGGATCAGCTCTTTCTGCTGAACAATCACCTCGCCCAAGGCCTGCGCCTTCTCCATCCGGTCGCCGTTGCCGGTGCCGATCGATACCGACATCTCCGCGCGCGGCGGCCATTGCATCGGGTTTGCCTCTGCCCAGCCATTGGCCCGCTTGTAGCGGATGGCCTGCCAGTTCCCTTTGCGCAGATCGCGGTGCATGCCGATGAACAGGTCTTTCAACCCATACTCCGCCATGTTGCGGGCGATCAGCTTGATCCGCTTCATGGCTTGGGACATCAGCGCCGCCTGCCCGCTGGCCGTGTTGGTCAGTGCGTTCTTGTCGAGACCCTGCGCAAGCTTGGTGACGCCCGTGCGCTCCTCCTTCATCGCATCCATCCGCTGCAACGCGGGGAGGACATCACCGATGATAGCGGGGGCCTTGGTCCACTGGATTGCGGTCGGGCCTTTCACGCGGATCGGTGCACCGTGATCCGGTGCCGCCAAGTCGGCATAGGTATCGGGCGTAGCCTCCTGTGTGTTCACCACGGGACGCGGGTAGATCGTGGCATAGATGCTATCGAACAGCGACCGCATCAGCACCGTGTTCTGGCGCTGGATATCGTCGGTGATCTCGGCAGCCGAACGGCCAGCGTGGCGGTGCGGGATCAGGATCGGCGTCCAGCTGTAGACCGGAACGCTGTCCACCTCCTCGACCGCCTCAGAGCCATCTGACCAGTGCAGCAGCTTGCCCTTTTCCGAACCGACCCAAGCGCGGACCCGTTCTTCAAGCCCGTCGCCGTCGATGTCGTAGAGCAGATACGCTTCGTAGATCGTGATCTGGGCATCGTTCGCGCCTTCCTCCAGATCCTCGGTCTCGAAGCGGCGGTCGCCGTCGTCGCCCTTGGCCAGCTCGTCGATGTCATCCTTAAGAAAGCCCATGGCCAGCAATTCGCCGCGGGTCTTGCTCTCGTCCTTGATGGCGACGAAGGGGCAATCCTGCAGGCTCTGCTTGCGCCAGCGCGGCGAGATCAGCACCTGATCCTGCGGCAACGGCTCAATCTCATAGACCTGACGCTGACGCACCACCTTGGCGCCGAAGCTGGCAAGGGGCATGCCCATCTCGCCGACCTTGTCGCTCGGCTCAACCCACTGCAGCTCGACAGTGGTCACGTCGTCATCGGCTTGGGTCTGCTCGACAAACAGCCCGACGGCCAGATCCGGCACGTCGTGGTATTCGACCAGCGAAATATCTCGCTTGTCGGCCCAGCCCGCGCGGACATAGCCCACCTGCTCGATCAGGCCCGCTTTGACCCATGTCTGCAGGTTCTCGAAGCCCGGATTGCGCTCCCAGAAGATCGCGTTGCAGGCGTCGGTCTCGTCCTCTGCGGCTTCCTCGTCGTCGGGGCCGTCTGGCCGGAAGGTGGCGATGCGATCAGCCGAGGTCAGCACGTCCATCATTTCCGCCGCAATGGTTTCCACCACGTCGAAGACCTCGGACGTAACCACAGCAGAGCGGCCTTCCACCTCGTCGCCGTATGGCTCGCCCAGATAGCGCTGGAGCAGCGTTTCGCGGGTCGTGTCTGCTTTACCGGCTGCAGAGAGTTGCTGACCGATATGTTGTTCTAGCTTTGACATAGAGAACTCCCCGCTATGCGCGGCTGAACCTGATCTTTGGCATTGGGCCGGATGGTGCGCGGTCCTCCGTCATGGCGGGGAACAGCTCAGTCAGCGCCCAGACAAGCGCATCAACGCGGTCAGGGCTTCCGTCGCCCTCATATCCTGCGCTGGTCATCTGGGTCATTTGGTTCTCAAGCTCGGAGAAGGCTCCCAGATGGGCGACCTTGCCTTGCTCGTAGAGGGCCGCGATAGGCTCGGCTCGGACGTGTTTGCCGCGTGTGGCCCGCACTTCGATGATGTGGACGTTCGGATCGACGGTGCGCAGGGTGTGGGCCACCATGTCGCCGCCTTGGTTGACCTCGACAACGATGCCGTCGGCCTGCCATGTGCGATAAAGCGAAATCGCGCGCTTCGCCCAATCCGATGGGGTGCCTTTGATGCTGCCATCCTCCAGCACAATCCCGCGTTGCCCTTCCAGACCCGCCACGATGATGCCGTGCTCGTCGCTGGCTTCGCTATTCGTGACAGCCGGATCGACTGCGACCACGATGCGCCCGCACTTGGGCAGCTCCGAAATGCGATAGGCGTCGATGCTGGCAAGGGTCCAGAGAGCCCCTGGCATGTCGCCAAGGATCTCCCCGTTCAGCTCCTGCCGTCCAAGGCGTGTCCCGTCGTATTTCTCGCGGATCTTCTTCATGAACGGCGCAGCGAGGTTGCTGGCATTGTCCGAAGTCTTGCCCCGCGTGACGATGATCTTGCCTTCCTTGCCCGCGACCATCGACTTGATCAGTTCGATTGGCAGCGGTGTGGTGGTAACCATCACCCGAGGATGCACACCGAGACGCAAGCCAAACTGCAGCATGTCCCATGTGTCACGGGCATAGCGCCACTTTGCCAGCTCGTCACACCATGCAGCGTCAAACTGCGGCCCGCGCAGCTGCTTGGGCTCGGTCGCATTGTAGCCTAGAGCAGTGGCGCCATTGGGGAAGGTCAGGCGCACCGGCTTATAGCGCACCTTGGGCCGTTCATGCTCAGGGCAGATGGCAAGGATGCCGCTCTCGCCATTGATCATGACTTCCTCAAGGTCCTTCTGCGTCTCCGCGATCAGCGCAATGCGGCGCGCGCCAGATTTGACCTGCTCACGCACCCATTCGGCACCGGTGCGGGTCTTGCCCCATCCACGGCCAGCGAGCGCCAGCCAGATATCCCAATCACCCTCTGGGGCGATCTGGTCAGGACGGGCATTGAAGCCGCGCCAGTCAAACAGCAGTTCTGCTGCCTGCTCGTCAGTGAGAGCTGCGAGGATTTCGGCCCGTTCAGCTTCAGGCAGTGAGGCCAGCGTTTCGGCTTGCGATTTCATCGAGCTTGGCCTTCAGGATTTCTGCGGCGGTCGTATCCCGCGTTTCGATGGGTCCGCCGTCCTTGCCGGTGATCTCAGCCTTGATGCGCGCTGGGGCGTCGAGGCCGTAAAGCTTCACCTTGCTGTTGATCGCGCTGACGGCAGCAGACGGATTGTCCAGTGCCATTGCTTTCTCTCGGGCCTTCTCCAGCTCATCCATGGCTTGCTGGCGGGTGTAGATTGAGTGCCGTTCTGCCTGTGCGCGAAGCTCTTGCAGCCTTAGGGCCACATTAGGGTGATCCAGCAGCTGGCATGCCTCGACATAGATCCAGCCGTCCTTGGCATTCTCGTCCACGTCATAGGCGCGGCGATAAGCTTCGGCTGCGTTGCTGGTCTCGAAGAATGCGAGGGCGAAGGCCTCTTGCTTCGGGGTTAACGGTTGCCGCTTTGGTTCTGCGGCTTTGGGGGCCGCGGGCTTTTTTGCCATCCAGCTTTGCGGGTTCCGTTTCTGGATTATCCGCCCTCTGTCTGATGTTTGGGGATTGCACTCGGGAAGACCACCCCGAAGGGAGGCTTGCGGCAGCGGCGGCAAAGAGCGATCATGGACCATTCCCAAAATGGATTTAGGCCAGCGCCATGATGACAATTATCGCCGCGATAGTTCTTTTCGTATCGTATGGTATATGGATACCAATTGCCACGATCTACGGCCTATTCATGACCATCGTAAATCTATCGATCAGTG